GCCTTTTGAAACCCTGAAGGTGTTCCTCCGACAAGGCACGGAACAATAGAAGGGAAACTGCTGGCCATAACAAGATCCGCCGTCGGATTGCACGGCTCAAACCCGTAGTTGAACACGTCGTAATCGGCCATCCATCCTCCACCAACAACCACCATTGCCACCCATCTATAGTAGCAGTATTGGTCATATTGCCCTGGGTTGACTGATGGAAGCCTGGAAAATGCCTCCTTCAGCTTTGGCCAATTCGGATGCAGGCAGGATTGCTTTATCGTTAGGACAACCGGAGTCCATCCGTGAGACGCCCAGTTTTTCTTCCACAACTCGATTAGCTGCTCGTTTTCGTGATCGGCCAGAATTGGCTCCGGCTCATAGAACGTGTAAATGTTCATTCAGGTTTCCATTCGCTTTTCACTTGATGAACCGCCGCAATCGCTCCGCTGGTCAGCATCTCGATTCGCTCCTTTTCAGTATTGAGGACATTTCCGTAGCCCGAGTAAATGCTTGTAAGCACGCCGGCCAGCTTGAATATGTTGACGCCGTGCCTTGCCCAAAGCCGCTTTCCGATCTCCATGTCCCATGCCGTCATCGAGCTTGCCATCGAGGCCATGTTGCATGCGCCAAACAACGCTTTCATCTCGTCCACGCTGTAAACGCCCAATGCGCCATTCGGAAAAACGCAGGCTCCAGTTGAGTCGGCGGCTCCTTTCCATCCGTAGCTTCGGACTGGCATGTATCCAGTGATCGGATAGTTGCGCTTGGTGTTGTACTTTGCAACCAGCTCGCAGAAACATTTTGCTGCTTCCGGCCCGGCGTTGAACGGGTTGTAAACAGCAAGCGTGCCGGCAACGAGCGGCATTCGCTGAAACGAGAACAGCTCATCCCATACCCGCTTGTCCCACTCGTCGCCCATCACGCGGCAATCGGCTTCCAGGTACAGGAAATAATCGAGCTTTTGCCGGATGGCGAGCTGTAGGCCGATCATCCAGGTCATGTTGTTCACGCCGAATTTGTTCGAGCCGTGCTTGAGCATTTCTGGCGAGAACGTCTTGATGGTGTCAGGCCATGGATAATCGCTGTAGAGGTAGAGCGGGACGGAGGTTTTGTATTGCCTGACGTTGGCTTGAAAAACGGCCGCGTTGCAGATCCCGTTAGGCGGCACATAACCGACGATCCCGCATTTTCGGCTCATGCGCTAAAGAAACGCTATCCCTAGCGTAGATGCAAGCCTAAAAAGAAAGGGCGGACTTTTCGTCCGCCCTGTCTCGCACAGCAGACCCGCTACCATGCTCAGTAGAGGTCAGTGTAAGGTGTGGTCTTGCCAGTGGTCACCGGAGTCTGGAGCCGGATTCCCTCAATCCACAGCGAATTGGTCGGGCATTCGGCGATTGCGGTGACAGTCTCGCTGGTCAGCGTGGTCTCGATGGTGGGATTTTCCATCACGCATGCGAACGTGCTGTCCAGCTTGGCCAGGTCGCCGATCTCGCCCGTCTTCCACACGCGGCGGTTGGACCCGAGCACGGCCGGGTAGATGGACCCGCCGTTGCCAATATCGAGCACCATGAGGAATCGGCCGCGAGCCGCCAGGGCACCGTCGCCGCTGTCCTCGGTGTAGAAAGCCGTTTGCAGATCGTCGAACGTCTCCTCGGTGATGACGTTGATGGCAAACGGAACCTCTGGACAACGGAGCTTTTTCCACGAGAAACCCCACTCGTTCGATCCGGGTTCGATGTTGATCCTGATGATGTCGCCGTACTTGGCCTTGGTCAGGTTGATTGCGCCCATCTCGACCAGGTCGGCGGTGACGCGATCCGTGTAAACGTCGATCTCGGTGACGTTCTTGCCTCGGCTCTTGCGAGCGCGATAGACGTTGTAGAGTGCGTCCACGAACTCGGTCATGTTGAGCGTCTGGTTCTGGAGATCCTTGACCTGCGAGCAGGCTTTCAACTGCTCGTACACGCCGATCATGTTGGCCCGGTAGGCAATCAGTTTGCCGCCTGTCCCAGGGTCAACCGTCGCTCCGGAAACGCTTGTGATCTGCTCCAGCGAACCCCAGCCGGTGAGGGTCTGGTTGGCCGAGATCGGCTTGCCGAACAGGAAGCTGTGAACGAACTGCTTCTGCCACAGCAGTTCATCCTGGCGATTGCGCTCCGCAGCAGGAACATCGGCGAACTCGGCGAAGTAGGAGTTGTCCTCCATGAGCTTGGCGAACAGCTCTTTGTAATGCTCGTCGATCTGGCGTGCCCGGCGTCGAGTCTGATACCAGAACGGGACGTGCTTGACCGGGTTGTAGTTGGCGCTGTTCTGGCACCACTTTTCGTAATCGTTGACGTTGTTGATGCCGTTCAGAACGATTGCGTTGGCCGTTGGAGCCGGGTTGTAGTTGGTTGCCGAACCGGCATTCTGCGACGTGACGAGCACATCGACATAGCTGGCGTCTGAGGCTGCGGCAGATGCGAGCACTCGCCATTCGCCAACAGCGGACGCGCCTCCGTACACGTCCAGGATCAGGACGGTATGCTTGGCTAGGAAGTATTTCGCATCCAGGTCGATGCCGTATCGGGTGACCACGCGGATGATCCGGTCTGTGGCGGCTCCAAGCGCCTGTTGAGCAGCGGTGAGCGGCCCGGTTGTTTCGCCTGTATAGGCATTGTTCGCCCAGCCGTTCGTGATCGCCCAATGGTCGATATTCACCACGGACATTTGGCGTCCCATGATGAACGGCTGGATGAGAGAATCGCCCCGGTCACGACGGACGATGTTGATCAGCTTGCCCATGCCGGGCTTGTTGCTGGACATCAGCCAGTCGTAAAAGCCGTAGCGCCGGATTCCGCAGGCTTTCATTTCAAACTGCGTCTTGAGCAACGCAGTCATTTCGTGCCATGTGGAACCCGTCTTGAACAAAGCGGCCAGCTCGGTGGGAGTCAGAACCTTGAGAGAAGCCCGAGTCAGCGTGCCGACCGTGTCATAGTTATTGCTTACGGAGATCCCGCAAGTAGTCGTAAATGGTGTAGCCATAGTGTTTCACTAGCGCCTTTCTACGCTAGTAAAACTTACTATGACCAAAGAGACTTTACGATTTCGTCGGTTAGAGTCTTGGCTGTGGCAGTTGCCGTCCCTGGCGTGTTCAGAGTTTCGACACTTGCCGATGGTGTGGGAGGTGCTGGTTTAGGCTGTGCTGGAGCATGTTGCGTCGCTGTTTTGGATTTATCTTCCTGCGGCGCAAGCGTCGCGGATTTTGATAGATCGAGCTTGAGCCTCGACAAAGTCGCCTTCGTGTCGGCGATCTTTTTGGCAGTCAGCACATGGACGAGATCGTCCGTGGTTAGTATCCAATGCCTGTCCCGCTCCTCGGGAGTCATCTGGCTGTATTCCTTGAGCGTGGCGAACTCTTTGCCTTGATTGATACGCTGGCTGGCCGGCAACTGTTTGATGGCTATTTCAGTATCAATCGCAGTTCTTGAAAGCGCATCGTGAATCGGATGCCCTTGGATTGGGCGGTAATCCAATCCAGGTTGGGACAGCTTGATCAACTCTCCGATCTCGGCTCGAAGCTCTCCGATCCGCTGGTCGATGAAATAGCCTGCAACAGGGTTGGCATCGTTGAACTGCTTGAATGAGTCCTGGCTCTCGAATGCCTTGGCAAGATCGGGATTTATTCCAGCGACAAATTGCTTGGCGGCGAATGACGATGTTGTCTCGGATTTGGTTGCGACGGTCTGTTCCGCCTCACGCTTTGCCTGCTGCTTGTCCCGCTTTTCAAGCTCGGCCTTGGTGATCTGCTTTGCCCGGAGCGACACCTTGGCGTCATCGAAATCGGACTCGTCGTATTTTGGCAGGTGCCGGTCCAGGAATGCCTGGTGCTCTTCGGCTTCGACATCGAATTGCTCATCGGGATGGGCGGATTCCCATTTATCCTGATAGGCGCGTTTCGCCTTCAGGAACGACCGGAAATTAGCGTCGATTCCCTTATATCGCGGGTCTTCGGCCATCTCCGTAAAGACCTCAATATCACGCTGTTCTGCTAAAGAAGGCTGATAATCCTGCGGCTGGCCTTTACCATCCAGTTGCTCTGGTATTGCTGTGCGTCTGATCTCGGATGCAACGGAACGAGCAGTTCGATCTACGATGTCGTGGATAATATCCGTATCCACGCGGGTTTTGACGCCCGCCTTGCGCTTCTTGGATGGCTTATCCTCTGACTTCTCATACTCGGAATCCTCATCCGCCTTACCATCTCCGTCCTTGGCCTTTTCAGGTTTGGCAGGTTTCTCCTCAGTTTTGGCAGGAACAACTGGATCGGGTTCGGTTGGAACATCTTCCTTTGGTTTGTCGGGTTTGTCGGGCTTTGTGGAATAACCTAGAGATGTGAGCAGATCGAGCGCATTCTGGCGAATATCGCCCTGCGGCTCCTCTGCTGGAGCAGATGGAGCTAGAGGAGGCTGTGTGTCTGCTGGAGGCGTTTGAGCGGGTGGAGAGTCCGCAGGCTGCTGTGCGAGTGTTTCTTTTGGCATAGGTTTACTTTGTTGGTTTTTGGAGGACGATTTGTCCTTTCTTTAGTTCATTGAAGCGTTCGAGCATCCATGTGATGTGATTGATGCCGTCGCGCAACTCTGACAATTCACGCATCAAGCCGGTTGGCTCTTTGTATTCCATGACGGCTTCGGCTAGTTTGGTGGCCATCTCGGCTGCCTCAGATCGGCAGCATTCCAGGAACAGATCCGCCGGGTCCTTGAGGGACCATTCCTGGAGCTGGCGGGATTCCGACTCCGATACCGGGACCCGCTGCGGCAATTTCAGGAGGTTGCGCATTGATAGGTTGTTGTTGAGACTGTTGAGCGATTGACTCTTGAGCGATTGACTCGATAATCTCGGTGAGCTTTGAAATTGCCTGGCTGTTAGCTCCGGTTAGTTGATCGATCTCCTTGATCTTGGCGATGATCGGCTCAACCGCCTGCTTGAGCATTTGAACGTTTTGCTCTTGGACCTGTCCAAGCGCCTGCTTCATCTGCTCGGCGAACTGCACGATTTCGGCCTGCTGCTGTTCCATCGGCTGACCGACTGACCGCAGCTTGAAGTCTCTTGGCATGCCCATTGTGCGGAGGACTTGGTTCATCAGTTCAACGGCCTGCTCTGGCCCTATCGTCTGGAGCAGCGCCGGGTTTCCGACAATGGCATAAACGACCTGGCTCATCGCGCCGGCCACCTCAACGGATTGCTGGCGCTGCGATCCTTCGCGTGTGGACGCGAACGATTCGAGCGTTAGCGCAGTTTTCTTGCCTTTGGCGTATAGCCGGCCGGTTTCGTCGGGCTCGTGGGATTCGACAGTGAACCCAATTTTGGCGAGCGTTTCTGGAGTCACCCTTGACTCGGCTGGGATCGAGGCCCAAATCTCAGGTTCGCCGTATGCCATAAGATAGCTGTAGAGCTGGCGCTTCCAAGCCTTCGCTTCGTCGTCGATCGGGCTGGCGGTGAACATGAGCCTGTTGGCGGTTGATTCACGAATGCCCTGGATCTCCTCTGCGGTCTGCTCGTGCGCTCCGGCAGCTCCAACCTCGACGGCGCTGATCTGCGCCATGCGTTCGAGCAGGTTGAGGATCGTGTTCAGGATCGTGATCGAGCTGTTCACGTCCATCAACGGCAAAGAGACAGGGACAACTCCATCGGAAGGAGATTTCTGGGACGCTCGCAGCTTCCGTCCGTTGAACCGGATGAACTTGCGGACCTTGTAGAACCACCCGCTCGGCTCTTCGAGGGATTTGATCGTCTTTTCAGAGACGATGTCCTCGTCCACCCAGACTGCGGACGAAAGGTTCTGCTTTGCGCTCAGGACGGCCTGGGTCAGAGCGTTGGTGACAGCGTCCTGGAAAGGGATGAGCTCTAGCGCAAACGATGCATTGCGTTTCCGTCCCGAATCGTAGCAATCGGCAAACGTAGTGACAGGTGTATCCGGTAGAGGCGCAGCATAGATGACTGTGCCATCACCTGCAAAAACAAACCTGGCCCAGATGGGACAATCATAATCGCCAAGGCCAACATCCTTTGGCGTGAACTTGGCGAAATGGTTGAGCACCATGCACGCCGAGTCCTTCAGATCGTTGTTGTAAACCGGGTTGTCGATGGCAGATTGCGCATCGTTGCTGGTGGTCCTGGTTGTGGCGCTGTCCGGGAACTTGAGCGAGCACGAGTAGAGCGTCGAGAAATAGGCGGGCAGATAACCGATCCAATCCCTTCCGATAGCGATGATGTCACGATTCCAGTAGCGCGGATCGTCTGCAATATCTCCATAGCGCACGATGCGCCAGTAACCTGCATAGGTGCATCCGGTGTCAGTCAGGAGGCTTGTAACCGGGTAAACCGCATCCCAATATGCTCGGGTTGGATGCGGATAGAAATAGGTCAATCCCTCTTTGACGACCTCCTTCTTTTGCTGGCCATCGACCGATTTCCACTGGTATTCGGTGAACCATTCCTGTTCGATGAACTTGAGTTGAACGCCGTAAAGCAGCATTTTCAGAATTCCCTGGCGTCGAACCTCGTCGTATCCGAGCTGATCGAACATGACCTGGATTCTGTCAGTCAGGATCTCGCACTTGGCTCGGCTTTCAGGCGTGGAGTGGGTCGGCTCATATTTCAGGCCTGGGATCATCCTGCGATCGTTGTCGAGCTTCGCCCAGCGGATCGTCAGGTAGGACCGCACAACTCCGACAATGATCTCCGTGAACGCCGGCACGTCCAGGTTGCGGACGCGCTTGCCTGTCTTCGGATCTGTATCTGTGTAGAGGAAAGACCGGAACCCGAATTCCTCGACCATGGAATTGATCTTATCCATGTCGGCGTCTTTCCACGCGGCGAGCCGCTGGGAAACTGTCTGAAGGAGCGTTGGGCTGATCTGCTTGAACGGAGTATCCCAGACCGAGTCGATGGCCAGGTATGTCTTGTAATCGGACGTGCTTTCCTCGACGCCATTCTGGGCGCGGTTCCACATCCGGTCAACGAACTCCTTGAGCTTTTTGTCTTTGATGTCCTCGGTGTCGAGCTTCTTCTTCCACTCCTCGGTGGATATGCCTTTGGACTTCAGGATTTCCAGATCAACCATAAAAATTGGTTGCGGAGGCTGGAGTCGAACCAGCGTAATTTCGGTTATGAGCCGAATTGCCTAACCGCTAGGCTACTCCGCGTTGCATTACTTTTTGCCTTTTTGCCCGGAGACAACTGCGATCACTGCGGCCGGAACCGGACGATTGCCTTTGGCAGGTGGAGCCTCTTCTTCCATCTCTGGCTCCTCTTCTGGCTCGGCTTCCATTTCCTCCTCGGCGACCACGTTTGCCTCGGATACGTTGGCGACGACTCCGTTCTCATCGCATTGTTGGATGGTGACTTTGACCTCGATGGTGACCTCATCGCCGGGTGCGCACCCAAGGGATTCGGACCATTCGCCAGAGAGCGTAAGTTTGTCTTCCATAAAATCTAGCGTTACCTTACGCTAGGCAAAGCGCAAGCGTCAACAACATGCCTATTGATCGAAACGGCAACTGGTATCCGAGTCTGACACGCAAGCAGATCGACGTGTTCAACTGCACCAAGCGTTATCTGCTGGTTTCAGGTCCGCGCAAGAGCGGCAAAACGATCGCGGTCCTGCATCGGCTGGTTCGGCACTTGTGGGAAACGCCGAATGCCAGGGTAGGATTTTTCAACCGGACGATTCCGAATGCGAAGGGCGGAGGCGTATGGGATGACCTGGTGCAGATTGTCATGCCGGAATGGATCTTGGCGAACATTGGCATGTCCTACGCGACGATGGACGGCAATGGAGTGCCCGGATGCAAGGTGGACGTGACAACCAAGCAGGTTTATTTCCGCATCAACAACATGCACGGAGGCGAGTCCGAGTGCCGATTGTTCAGCCTGAACAATGAGGACGAAGTCGAGAGCAAGTTGAAATCCACTCGGTTCTCGATGATCTATTTTTCCGAATTGAGCAATTTCAAAACGAGGGAGGTCTTCTCGACTAGCGTTCCGCAGTTGCGCATGATCAATCTGTCTCGTGAATGCCACCAATGGATCGCGGACACGAACCCGTCCGATGAAGGCGAAGAAAGCTGGATCTACAAAGTGTGGTACAAGGAGCGCCTGGTCCACGATCACCCGAGGCCCAGCTTCCAGAAAGAGCTTTGCCTGATCGAGATGTTCTGGGAGGACAACCCGTTCCTGACTGAGGACGACCGGGAAGAGATCAGGGCTATCTGCAATTACGACGACCTCCTGTTCGACCGCTACGTGAAGGGCATATGGGCGACAGGCGGCCTGCGAGAGCGCCATTTCAAAAATTACTGGAGACCCGCGGTTCATGTGGTTGGCGACGCGGATCACCCGGACAGGGAGCAGTGGGAGATCGCGCTCCCGAGCAAGGATTGCATCAGCCTGATTGGAGGCTGGGACTTGGGCGACATCAACCCGGCTGTGGTGCTGCTTGAGCGGGTTGATTCAGTCAAGGACGGCTTGAGCTATTTCACCGTGCTGGACGAGATCGTGCGCATCGGCGAGGCGATTTCAACTGAGGAATTCACATTCGAGGTCATGGAGCACATGGAGGCCCTGGAGAAAATCATCGGGCATAAGGTGGAATGGAATCACTGGTCGGACGAGCAAGCCATCAAACAATGGCGAGCGGCAATCGGCGGCATGGAGGCGAGCCTGGTCGCCAAGGCATCCGGCCAAGAGATCATCCTCCAGGGCGCTCCGAAGGAACCTGGAAGCGTCCGATTGCGGGTGAACATGCTCAAGCGGCTATTGGCGAGGAACAGGATATTTGTTAGCGCCCATTGCTTCCGCGTGCGCGAGATGTTCCTCGAACTTCGGAAGGGCAAGGGAGAGCTGGATTACGTGATGCGGAGCAACAACGCGCACAAGCACCCGTTCGATGCGCTGAGCTACGCTTTGCAAATGGAGCTGATCTACGAGATCGACTCCGAGGCATCCCCTAAAGCTGGGCGTGTGGACGGCATCATCGCCGTTGCGTAAGTCAGCAGTCGCTTGTAGTAGCGAGTTTCCCGGCGTGTGTGGATCAATCGGCGGCGCTTGAGATGCTCCATTTGGCGTCGCACATGGAGAAGGTCAATTCCGCATCCGTCGCAGAAACGGAGCATGGTGCCCACCTTGACATGGTCCCACGATGCCATTACGGACATGGCGCGGATCGTTCCGATGCCAAGGCCGGATCTGCGCTGGATGTCACGCAACGTCAGCCGGCGGCGTCCCGTCTTGTCCCTCGCCATCAGGCGGCAGATCACGGGCGGCATCCGCTTCAATCTCTCTCTGAGCTTTAAGCCCGGCATCAACGATCTCCTTTTGCTCCTGGTCGATCACAGGGATGACCATGGTGAACTGCTTTGCAGTCTTGACTCTGCGGTTTTCCTCCTTGCGAATGCTGCTGGCTGCCATCAGCTCCATCTTGGCGGTTGAAAACACCGTATCGCCGAGCTGCTTGTGAAGCGCGGCACGCTCGCGCATCATCGCCACCTGGAACTTCGGGTCATCTTTGTATTTCTCCTGCAACTTTTCGCACTCGCCAAGGAGGCCGACGATCCCGTCCTGGTTCCAGGCAAGCGTGCCAACGGCGACGGCGATGCGCTCCAGGCGCATCCTAACCTTGCCCATCTTCGTGATTGCGGCCAGCTTTTTGAAGTTGAGATGGCGCATGTTGAGCGCCTGCTCAATCTCCATGACCGAATCGAGATCGGCTTTGATCTTTTCGTCATCAAGCCTGGCCAACGAGTTCTGCTCTTCGCTCATGCCATCCATAAGGTAGTATGCCGGACGTGCTATCGTCCAGCCAACAGGTTGCTCTTGCATACCTGACTTTGAGCGGCATCCAGCACAGGCAGCCCATTTGCCGCCCAGCGTCATCCCGAATACCAAACGTGCCGCATGTTCTGCGTGTCCGATTGAATAGCGGGCATCGCATGCATGTCCGGTAGCGCCTGCGGGCATTCGCCGAAACATCAGCAACAGGCTTCAGGATTGCACTCGCCGCCCTGAAAATCTTCCGAAATCCCTCAATCGGGCCGCACGCAAAGCAATGGAGAGTTGCAATCCCTGTTGCGATCAGGAATTGCCAAACCCTTGAGCAACGCTTGAACACTGTCCCTAATTTGTCCCATGGTAAATGCGCTGTCAACGATCACGTTGATAATCAAGGGTTTTGGTGGTGCCGATGGAGGGACTTGAATCCGCATAGCTACGGCCATCCGACAAGTTGCAATCTGCTTGTTTTAAGTCATTTGCGAAAAGCAGACTTCGGAATTGTGTTACAAGTTGTTACGGTTTTTAACGATAAAGATTGGTTGTTTTGTCCCTGATTGTCCCTGAATGTTGGTAACATTGGTTTACAACCGTTTACAGATCACGGAAGAATCAAAAACCACTGCCGGGCCTGATCGGGCGTGACGAGTTCCTTGTAATGCGCATGGATCATCGCGGCTGAATTCCCGGCTTCCATCGCCACCTGGGCAACGTCCTGGATAAAAGCATCGCCCAAACCTCAAAAATTGTCAATTTTTGAATGATGCCAGTTTTTTATTGCTGCGATAAGAATTTTGATTTACGACGTTGTGCCGTGAGAATCAAAAAACAACCGAATGAGAAAAACGTCACCGCAACTTTTTCGATCCCGCCTCGCAGGCTCGCATTAGCTCGGAAAACCGCAAATCAGTTGGACATCAGCTTTTCGTTGCTAGTGCAAACCGCAATCGACAGGTTCATCGCAAGAAAGAACAAGGCGTTCACGCGCCTGACGGCATGAAGGCTTTCTACAGCACGAAGGAGCTGATGGCGCTGCTTGGAGTGCATTCGTATTCGACGATTGCGATCTGGGTGAAGCGCCGCCAGATCCCGTTTGTCAGGATTAACAATCGGGCGAGATTTCCGAAGACGGCAATCGACCGCATGATCGAAAAAGGAGGAGCATGAGCAAGACGAAAATCATCGAGTGCGGCCTTCCAAAGCGGCTGGTAAACGCATGCCTGGCCAGCGGGATCGAGCATATCGAAATGCTGGACGAGATCCTGAACAGCGGAAAACCGCTGCGCGGAGTTGGCGACCATTTTCTCCAGGAATACGCTAGGTATAGGCTAGACCACGATGGGAACGGCATGATCCGGCTTCCCTGGATGGAACGATACGCTCGCTGCTTTGTGTACCCGGAAGCCGAGTCGGTTGGATCTCTGGAGCAAGCCGGCTACCGGCAAATGACGGACCCGTACTCGCGGGATGCATTCTGGATGCTCGAATACGTTTTGGCGGACATGCGACGCGGGAGGATTCCTTACAAAATCGGAGTGGAGGTCATGGTGCATGTCCCTGGAGAGTGCAACTACAGCCGTCGGGACGCTTATTCGGTGTGGCGGAAGGCAGGCGCAGCGATTTCGGATGAGGAAAACAACACAAACGAAGGAGAGAACGATGAGCAATGACGATAAGGCAGTTCAGAAGGCGGGCAAATCTCTGCCGACAATCAAGGACAGATTGCAGGGCGACGCATTCAAGCATGCAATCGCCGAGATCCTGCCGAAACACATGACGCCCGAGCGAATGGCTCGGGTTGCGATTGCGGCGATGACGAGGACGCCGCTGCTGGCGCAATGCGATCAGGCGAGCTTTTTCGCCGCGATGATGAGCCTGTCGCAGTGGGGTCTTGAGCCGGATGGCAGGCGGGCGCATCTGATCCCGTTCAA